GGGAAACGTAGGACTTGCGTCCTTCCGATTAAAAGTGCGTAGACCGCCCTCCTGAGACAGTCTGTCTTTCGGAAGGGCGGCATATTTCTTATACCGCCTACTCGGTCCCATATCCAATTAGGGTCCCCGGCCACCATTCTGGCTATCGAGGTTCGTCCAGCCTCACATCTTAAAAAAGATGGGCAATTCGAACAGGTCCACACGCAAGGATTGCCGCCGCTTTAGATCCGTAGATCACCCGTAATTAGGGCGGGCAGGTTAATGCAATGTGGTATGTGCTTTTACGGCGCACATGCTTCGGACAGTTTAACGACTTGCCGGTCGGGGGGGATTAGGGCTCCGGGGCCACCGCCTTCCTGAAGCTGCGGAACGGCGCGCCATTGAAGTGCATGAAGGTGAAATCCTCCGCCGTGGCAGCATCCGCGATCAGTCCCGCCGCTCTGTTGCCCCCGGCGTCACCATGCATCATGCAGTGGAACCCGAAGGTGCCCACCTCGTCAGCCATGTACGTGGGCCTGATGGTGCCTCCCAGCGTGAAGCCCGTCCCCTCCGTATTGGAGAAGGAGACCTGCCACAGGTTACGCGAGTAGTAGGGGATCTCCACCTCGACACCCGCGTTGTTCATGGGCATCCAAAGGTTCGACCCTCCGAAGCGCATGCCCGTCTTGATGTCCTCGTTGGCATAGGCCTGGGTGATGGTCTGCGCGGGGGTTGACGCAGCCCACGTGTCCACCGGAAGGCGGTGCACGTTGATCCACTGATCGTCGTCCAGGTCATTCTTGTCACCAAACCACCGCAGCCTGTACCGCATCCCGCCCTTCATACCCAAGTAGGCATACCGCAAGTACCGAAAGAGACTCTGACCGTAAGGACGATCATCGTACGCGTGGTCGGTGTAGTAGTGGCGGTCGGGCTCGGGGTAGAGCCGCATCTGCCCATTGACGTAGTTGTGGTTCGCGCCTACAGTGACATTGGCCTGGATGGTACCGGGCACCGTGCTGTAGCGCTTGAGCAGGCCACGAAACGACGGTATCTGCTCGCCAAAGTGCAGTTCGGAAGCATGCCCGGAATTGGCCCCAGTCGGAACCAGGATGTCCTTGACGATGGGCAGTGCGGACTGCGCCACAGCGTCGCCAATGAGCTCCTCCTCAACCTCCCCCGGAGTCAGGATGTTCTGGCGGATGGAGTAGAGTCCCAGGTCGTAGGGCCCCTGCACCTGCAAGTCGCAGCACCGCACATAGACATTGATCTCGACCGGCGCGTCGGCCACGGGCTGCACGAGCGTAGTGAAGGGCTTCACATACAGCATCCCCAGGCACGTCCGGTTGTCCACCACACTGCCCACGAAGGGCACCGCCTCATTGTTGGCGAAGAAGGCAGTCTGCGGCAGCTCACCGCCCGCGTAGGAGATGCGCGTCTGGAGCCACTCGTACTCCGAACACCAGGGAACCCGCACCTCGTACACCTGACAGTCCTGGATGTCCACGAGAGCAGAGTTCTGCTCATTGAGCTGCGTCTCCTTGACCGCCACGAGGCTGTACTGGCGCATGTTGGGCTCGAAGCCGATCCACAGCTTCCCACGGTGAAACTTGGAGCACACAATCTCGAAGCGCACCTCGATGGAGCCGCGCCACCACTGGAAGGGGATAGCGGCGAACTCCATGGGCGTAGGCTGCTCAACGAAGTGGTGCAAGTGCGTCTCGTCCAGCGCGTGCAGCAGGGGAGTGACCGCGATCTGCGCCAAACGCGAGATGCCCTCCGTGTTGGCAGAGGTCCAGCTGGCCGTGCCGATGTACGACCAGCGCGAGGCGATCTCCGCCACAGCGAGCTCGTCCTTGCTACTCGACGCTCCTGCGTTGAAGGGGTCAATGGTCAACTCCTGCTTAGGATCGACCGTGAGCTTGAAGGCCGTCTGCATTCCCTGGGTGGTCGCCCCGTTGTCGAAGGGCATGTTCTTGACCAAGTGCGAGGGCTGCAACTGGACCGGCATGGAGAAGCCGAAGAAGTGGGCCACAGAAGAAGCGGCCTTGGCGACCGATGACGCGGTGTGCATGAAACTCCCAATGACGGGCACTGCCGCCAAAGAGCCAGCGGCCCGAGAGACCGCCGAGAGGGTCGAAGACACGCCACGGTACTCGTCCTTCTGCGCGGGCGCGGACTGCGCGACAATGTCCATGTCGGTCGAGGTGGGCAGGGCAAGCTCCACGTCCGTGGCGTACGCGTACACGGCCACGGTCACCCCCGAGGAAGTGCCTCCAGACGCCGAGCGCAGAGGGTTGAGTCCCCGCATGTAGACGGCAGCCGCAGTGAAGAAGTCAGGGAAGATGGAAGAGTTGGTGATGACCGTGGCCTCATCATTGCCCACGATCCAGGACTGCTTTGGCGACACGAAGTCAAGCACCATCTCCATGGGCTGGTTGTCCTGCACGTCCATGACCGCCAAGTCGTGGGCCTGGCTGAGGTACGCACGCACGCAGTTGAACTGACCAGCGGGTTCCACGGTCTCGAGCTCTTGATAGGCGTGCAGGGTCTCATTGAGCAGGTCGAAGGGCTGATAGCTGATCAACACCTTGCCGTAATGGTACGGCGTGCCCGTGATGGTGAACTTCAAGTGCAGCTTGGCGCGCACGAAGCGATAGGTCACCAACTTGGCCCGCACTGCGGACGAGTCGACCCAAGAATTCCAGGGCCTGAGGAGCACGCGGGGGTACTCTCCGAGCGGCCACACCCCACCGTAAATCTTGACAGGGCGAGCAAAGTACTGGTCCAGAGAGAACTGCTCACGCATGCCCGAGCCAGGCAGAGGGCGCGACGGCGCAAGCGGAGTGACCGTCGCCGTCTCCTCGCCCGGGTGGTCGATGAGATTCTCGTGGGTCTGAGCCCCTGCCTCGGGCTGCGCGGACATCATGCCCTCCGGCGCCGACTGTGCCACTGCATCGCCACCCGCCTCGACATGGCGGTGATGCTTGCGATCCTGCGCGGCCCGACGCACCTGGCGCAAGTTCTTGGTCGCCTCCTCAGCCACGAGGGCAGCGCGCCGAGCGCGCGCCTCGTAGTAGGCAGTGGAGAAAACAGGGTCATTGGCGTAGTCAACCACGGCCACCAGCTCCCTCAGCGAAAAGTCCGCGAAAGGAGGAGGTGCCCGCAGCGACGTCGCCGCGAGGGAGCTGAAGGAAGATGAAGGAGTTGAGCCCTCCTGCAGGGTTGGCAGGCGCTCGTAGTTGAAGTTGGTTGTTGTTGTTGTTGTTGTTGTTGAAGCCGTCTTGATGGATGAAGTGAAGGGGGTCGTCTTGGCAACGCTCTTGCGCGCTGCTGGGCCTTGGTTCCGGCGCCCGCGGGCCCCCCAGTCCGGTGTTGTCGTCTCTCTCTCTCTAGGGCGCGCTGCGCGCATGCCCCCTCCGGGGTTTTCACTGGCGTCTCTAGCCAGGCTACTCGACCCCTCGGGGCGGCCACGCACAGCCTCCCTCAATCCCCCCCGCACAGGGGGGGCACACTGGGCCACGGCGGGATACATCTGCTCCACCACCGCCGCCCAGGTTGGCAGCACCGCCTCGGCTCTCTCACGAGCACACGGGGCCGCCAGGACCATGGCCTCAACCAAGCGAGCACGCACTGCGGCGTGGTCCTGCTCGCTACAATGGAGCACAAGCTCCCGGCAAACACTCGAGGCAGTATCGAGCATCTGCTCCGGTGCACTCAGCACCTTGGAGGGGATTCGATAGCACAGCGCCTTGGCCAGCGATTCCCTATCCAGCGGGGCCACCCAGTGCCCCACATCCGCACGGTACACGAACCGGCGCTTGAGAAAGGAAAGTCTCGAAAGCTCCGTGAACTTGCCGGTCGGAGCCTGCTTGTCCGCGTCAGTCACCTTGATGCCGTAGTGTCGCTCACAGAAAGAGCCATAGGACGCCGGCGTGAAGTAGGGCGCAGCCTCCGCGGAGACGGTGATCCACAGATCATCCCCGTAGAAGCTACACACCAAATGCTCGAACATCTTGGCCTCCCACCCCGCAGGGCAGAGGTGAAACCACGCATAGGTCACCATGACCAGGTTGCGCAGGCAGTTGTCTTCCGCCGTGGCATAGCGCCCGCTGGGCTGGTGACCGGGTGCCCGGAAGAGCACATGCTGCAGCGCCTCAAGGGGCAGCAGGTTGTCCGTCAAGCAACCGCGCACACACAAGAGCGCCTCAGCACTGTACCCCAGGTACTCCAGAACCCGGTACACGATGGTGCTGGCGACGAGTCCGACGTCGGGAAGCTGGCTCGTGTCGAAGCCGGCGTAGTCCAACTCGATGTGGTTGTCGCCCATCGCCGTGTGCCGCCGCACGAGCTCGTCAACATCCGCCGATTGCATGTTGATCCCAACCTCCGCGCCAAAAATGACACCATGCTGCACCATCAGCATGTAGAAGGGAGCGAGGAACATGCGCTGCACCACAAGCGCATCGTAGCCCCCAATGCAGAACTGTCGCGTCTTTGCCACCAGGCGTTTGGCGAACTTCACGGGCTCGTCCTTCGAGGCCACGCCAAGAATGGTGTTGGCCATCTTCCCCTCCAAGTACGTGTCAATGATCTCCGCCACGTCGCGACCCACCTGCAGATCCACCGTGCTGCCCTGCGGGGCAAAGGGCGTGCTGATGGGCCGGGAATACGCAGACTTGGGGCCCCCATAGCAGTAGCCCGCCGCCGTGGACTGCGAGATGGACCTCAGATAGAAGTCGTTGCAGTCACCTGCCACTGCCTGGTCGATCGGCAATGGTGCCTGGCGCGGCACGAGGAAGCGATCGCAACCCTCAACCGCACGCCGCACCAAGAAGTTGGCCACCGCCTCCATGGGCAGAGCAGAGAGTGCGCACTTCACCCCGCCAACAGCGTCGAGAAAGTGGCCTTGGGGCGAGTAGTAGGCGTCCCCATACCTCACATGGCGCATCTCCGGAGGGCCGAACTTCAGAACTGGCACCCCCTCGTGCGTGGTCCACGGGTCGACATCGAGCACGTCTCGGCACAGGGGCAGGAAGGGGGTGGCCTCCACCTTACTCCGCACTCCGGGGGGCACGCCCATGCCCTCCAGCTGGCCATACACCTCGAGCCCGGGCGTGTCGTAATACCCGAAGGCAGACTGCCGGTGCGGCTCTCCCAGACCACTGGCACGCTCCGGCAACCGGACAGGCGAGGCGTCCAGCAGTGGCATGAGAATGCTCTGGGCACTCGCGCCGGCGGAGTCCAGCCAGCCGCGCAGGACCGGGGCCGCATACCCACAACGTGCGGACTCCGAACCCGCCATGTGGATACCAGCCACACACGTGATCCCGTTGACCTCCACAAAAAGAGCCAGACCACACGCCCCAACGTCTGTGTCCGCTGAATAGGCGTAGACGTCCTGTCGCTCCTCAATGCCGCGCGGATGCAGCCCGCGCTTCCACGCGACGGGCACCGTCACTCCTTCCGAAGTCGGCGCACCAATGTGGCCCACGAGTCCACCCGCAGGCACGCGAATGATCTCAGGCAGGAAGTACTCCCGAATGTCGCGGAACTCAAGGGTGCGCACGGGAATCAGGCACGCATCTCCGCAACGCACGACCTCAGACTTGAGGAAAGACCCGCGAACCTGGGCGCGGCTCAGACTCACCACACGCCACTCCACAGTGGGGCCCACCACATGGCACACGGAATGCCAATTGGTGACAGCCCATCCGCTGCGCACACCCAACACCCAACACACGACACGATCCTCTCCCTGGATGGTAAGGCTGAGCTGCACCTGATTGCGCACAACGGCGGCGCGCACGTCAGAATACGGGTTGCCCAGCAGGGCGCGCTGCTCGACCCCCAGGCCACGTACCACCTGCAGGTCCGACGCAGGATAGCTAGGCGTGTTCCCCTCACGGGCCCGAGGGGGTGGAGCGCGGGCACCGACGATCACCTCTTGCTCCTCAAGGCGGCGGCGGGGGTCGACGTAGAGGCGTGTCGGCACCTGGCCCTGGGCCACGGTAGCACCCTTGACGCGCCACGCGGAAAAGGCCATGAAGGCCAGACCCGCCGCACTGGCAAGGAAGACGTACCGGCGCAGCTGAGCCCGGTTCGGCGCCACCCAGGCCTCACCCGTGAAACACGCGCGAAATTCCGCCCACCGCTGTGCAACGCAGTGTGGAGGGCACATCTCCTCAACGCCCCACTCCATCATCGTAATGGCGCGCCTGGCAAAAGGAGTGGGCGCCAAAGGGCGGAAAGCCCCACCCAGCGACAAGAAAAAGCGCGTCACGCACCAAAAAGCGCAGGTGATCCACAGAGCGTGGAAAGAGACCCACAACTGTCCCAGTGCATTGCGCTCCACCACGCGGGCGCGGGTGAGACGATCCCCCCACGTGTCACGCTTAGCGCCCCACCACGAGCGCAACTGAGCGAGCCGGCCCCTGGCGAGAAGGATGTGCGGCTCGAAGCCTGCCTTCCACTCCATGACAATGCCGCGCACGGAAGTGGGGCGCACTGGATCAGGCTCCTCCTCCTCCGTATCCGTGTCAGCCTCTCCGTCTACGCGGTGCCAAGCCCCCATGGACTGTTTGGCTCCCTGGGCCACAGCGTCAGGCCGCACCGGCGGCGCCGTCGCAAACATGCGCTCCATGTCCATCTCCCCTTTCTCTTGAGGTGTGAGGACTCCGATGGTACGAGTCAGCATGGGCACCGCCGCATTCCGCACCCGCATGGCCTTATAGCCACTCACCATGTGCTCCATCGCCAGCCGCTTAACCAGGGCCATCGCTTCAACGACGCTCGGCCCGCTATACAGCGGCACCTTGGTGTTGCGCAAGTTGTCCTCTGTGGGCCTCTGCCGATAGATCTCCCAGTGCCAGACGTCAAGGGGGCCTTCCCCAGTGGGGTTTGCACGCACCTTCTCCAGGTCTAGCTCACCCGACTCCTGGGTCTTCTTGAACTCGTCTCGCGGCGCGACACGGATGAAGAGGAAGCGAGCAAGCACCGCACCAGGGTTGTTCACCACCTTGTGCGCGTTGAGGGAGGGCACGTTGGTGTCAGTGATGACCGCCAGGGGGCGCGCCGTGACACGCCCCTTGTCCTCCAGGCGGGCCATGTTGAGGGCGAGACCACCAGTGTCCAGCAGGGCCAGAAACGACACGATGTTCTGGTCACCCTGTGTCTCCGCGATCTTGTCCTTGACAGCGCCCACCTCTGGGTAGTGCAGCACCACACGCGAGGGGTCGTAACCGTCCCAGAAGTCCGAGTCGCGCGGCTTGTTGAAAACAAAGTCGCTGATCTCCCGACCCTCCAAGTCAATCCCGAAGCCCATGAGGAGGGCAGAGGTGACGAGCGGAACCACGGTCGACTTGCCGCAGCGGGATGGCCCGTGAATGACGATACCCATGGGAGCGATGCGCCCGGAAGCGTGGAAAGCCTCGAGCTCGCGACGCACCTCACACACCTCGAGGTAGTAGGCCTGGTAGGCCTTCCCCGTGGCAGTCTGTCCGGGCACGTGCGCCTTGAGCGTCTCCAACAGTTGCTGGGCCTCCACTACGGTGCGGTAGAGGTTGTGCTCAGAGACAGACTCCATCTTGTTGGGGTCCTGCTCAGGCATGCCCCGGTAGAAGGTGTACCGGTTGATCCTGATGTACTCCAGCTTCTTGAGCAGATCGGAGTTGCCAGTCCCGGCAATGACCTGCCACCAGCTCAAATGGCCGGCGCAGATGTCGTCAGCGCCATGCAGCACCTCGCTCACTGACGCCAGAGCGGCCTGGACGAGGTCAAGATAGCTCCCTGTCCCCTCAGCAGCCACAGGCAGGTGAAAGCGCTTGAGCACAGCAGGCAGCTGCTCGGCCGAAAAGAACTGGAGCGCCACGACAGTACCCAAAAGCTTGCGCAGGGCGCCGATGAAGCGGGAACTGGAGAGACGCCACAGGTTGGTGGCGGCGTCCCCACTAGCGTTGGCGAGAAGCGAGAGAATCCCCTGCGCGGTGGCCTCCTTGCGAACCGCCAGCAAGTCAAGGGCGGCGTCCTCCGCAAGAGCAATGAGGGCAGGCGCCAGGTGCACCAGGGTGCGCCCCAAGTAGATCCACGTGGTGGCGGCGGCGCCAGAAGCGGACTCGGTCAGGAGGACGTAGATCCAGGCGGCGAACTCCGAAAAGCGCATGCCATAGTCCACAATACCCCCATCATGGTCGCGGTAGATCTCCTGAAGGCGGCGGAACTCAGGGGCGAAAGCATGGGCGGCAAACCGCTCCCGCAGTGAGGCATAAAGGCCCGCAAGCCCAGGAGGCTCAGCCACCGGCTCCCGCGCAGCACGCACGTATGAGGGCTCGGAAGGCGGCATACTCTGAGCCACAGCATGGCGGCGTGAGAAAATCTCGCGCACCAGCTCGTCTCGAAGAGTCGTCGCGTAGAAGCGACGCGCACGCATGCGGAAGGCGCCCTCGGCAATGCACTCCTGAAAGCGCTTGTCCATGCGAAACCGCCCCCAAGGCGAAATCTCGTCCCACACGTACAGAGGCTGAGCCCAGTATGGGCGCACGCGCGGTCGCAGTGTGGAAGAGGTCTCTGCAGGGTAGAAGAAGTGGTCCGCTAGAGGGCCCTGCGCAACGGCGCCAACTGCCTGGCACGATAAATCGTACACGGCAGGAGTCAGCTCATCACGCAGGTTGCTCTCAGCACAGCAGAGGATCGCCA